GACAGGTACTACGGTCGGCCATACAATCCGCACTGGCATTGGTATGGCGATCATGGTTGTCAGACTGTGGAGTCTGAACAGATGACCGCTGAAGAAATTGCTGAATATGACAAGGGCTACAACGGCGAGACAGGCGAGAAGGTCTGGTTCGAGCCGGAGCCACAGATGGAGGATTATTGATATGGGACTAGATATGTATCTGACCGGTGACAAGTTTCACGCGGGTGGGGTTATGAACCGCGAGACGGGAAGGTATGACCCCGTCGAACCGACCTATGTGGACGGGTTCAAGTTATCAAGTGAGCGTCTTGAGTTGGGCTACTGGCGTAAGAATGCGCCGCTGCACACGCTGATTGTGAATCGGTTTGCCAACGGCAAGGATGATTGTCGGCCAATTGATTTGGATGAAGAACAGTTGCGAGAAATCGCAAGCCTGTTGCGTTCAAAAACATTACCGACAGACGAGCAGTCCGGCGGCTTTTTCTTTGGCGACGAAGAATGGTGGGCCGAGTGCCGGAAGAATGCGGACGAGGATGCGAAGGTATTTGAGGCTGCTGCCGACTGGCTGGATTCTGACGATGCAAAGTTTTGGAACAGCGTGGAGTATCAGGCGTCATGGTAAAGATTATTGAAGCCGAATATCACATCACGTCAACGCAGTTCTGGGAGGTCAAGCACATCGAGGGTTGGCCCACCGACGATAGTGGTGAGCCGCGCGATCTCGACATGTCGCATGGTTGGTTCATCAAATGGGGACTGCTGTATGTGCTGTGGGACAAGAGCGGTAAGCACGTGGAGTACGAGCCGACTGCCGAGGAACATGGGCAGGGCGACGACCACAAGTGGCCGGACGCCGAGTATGTCGATGGCGAGAGGTTGGACTGATGAAGTACGAGAAGCAGACAATGCAGATAATCACTAAGGAAGAGGCCAAAGCACAAGGGCTGACTCACTACTACACCGGCAAGCCGTGCAACAGGGGGCATGACAGCAAGCGTTATGTCAGTGTCAACAAATGTGTCCAATGTGTTAAGGACGACTTGGACAAATGGAGGGAAGAAAACCGGGAGCGGTATTTGGCTGACCAAAAAGATCGATACCAAAAAGACAAGAAAAAATATATAGACCGGGCTGCGAAATGGCGCGTGTCAAACACGGAAAAACGCAGAGAGATTTGCCGCAAATATTATTGGGATAATTGGGACAAGGAGTGTCTCCGCCGCAAGGACTACGCCAAAAGAAACCCCGACAAGGTAGCAAGCCGGACGCGATTTTACCAAGCCCGGAAACGTCAAGCCACGTTAAAAGGGTTTTTGCCAAAAGACTTTGAGCGCATCTATCAAAAGCGTGACCAGATGACTGAGGCCACCGGCCTACCGTATCAAGTTGACCACATTATCCCTTTAGTCGGCAAAAATGTGTGTGGGCTGCACGTCCCGTGGAACCTGCAAATCCTCACAGCAGATGAGAACAGGAAGAAATCCAACAAGATGGCAGAATAGTTTTACAGCAAGGAGAAAGACAATGGGTAGAGTAAAAGACTGGGTAATTGGCATGCAAGAGGATGCCACATGGATGAGCCGAGATTCGTGGGCCGCTGCACATGGCGCACATAATCTGGACGTGTATGACAGAACCCAGGACGAGATGAACGGAATCGAGCAGCCTGATGGGCCGCCCGACGAGCTTGATCCGGAGTGTTGAGATGGGTTGGAACGATCTAACTGACGAAGAAAAGGAGGAGAAGCGCATCTTTCATCGGATGCGCCTCTCGGCCCTGCACAATGGCAATTTGATTGACAGGGAATTCGATTACATTTTTGGGTCACGCATGGGGCCGATAGATTTTGATTTTAGAGAAGAACCATACCGCGCCACCCTTTTGGAAACCGGCAAGGTATCGGTCAATGGTCACGTTGTTCGGCGCATACATGGGCAGTCGGGCGATGTGTTGTCGAGGAAGCGCCGTCGTCTGACGAAGCGCAAGTTTTTGAGGAAGATCAGATGGGCAAAGTAAGAACCGAGAAGTATCGTGACGCGCAACTTCTGTTGAGTCGCGCGGTGAATAAATCATCGGAGTTGCTGTTTACTGGCGACGAAAATTACGAGCAGGCGGAGCACGACCTTGTCGATGCCGCCGTGAGCAAGCTGCATGAAGCGCAGAGTCTGTTGATGAAAGCAAGGTTGAGGTTGAGCGATGGATGATTACGAGGGCGTCGAGTGTGACTGGTGTGGACATATTTGCTGGGAACACACGACATTTTTTGGGGACATTCGTTGCGACGAATGCGCCTGTGAAGACAAGACCTACAGAAGAGAAGTTCTAGGCGAGGAAGAGGAATGAACATCGTCTGGGTTCTGGTCATGGTGACTGCGTACGGTGCCGAAGAGTTTTCGACAGAGCCTTTCGGGGCATTCGACACCGTCGCAGATTGCCATGTAGCGGCCACCAAAATCTTTTGGGAGAACATGCCTATCAACAAAGAAGCAGTGTGTATGCGAGTCGAAGTTCAAGGCAGTTATTGGGAGTAGATCATGGGATACCGAAAGCTAACGAGTAAAGAGATAAGCAAGAAGCAGGCGATGGATACTGCCAAGGCGATGGACGAGTTGATCCAGAAGTTTAAGGAGATGAAGCTAGACCCGGAGTTCGCAGCTTTTGCTTTGATATCTTCCGGTGTGTCTTTGGTGACGATGAATAATCCTGACGATCCGATTGTCGTCTCGGATGTGATCGCGGGTGCGATACGCAGCGCAAACGAAAATGCGATTGAAGTGTGGGGCGAAGACCTGGAGGAAGACGAAGACGAGCGTGACGAGGAGACGATCCATTGATTATGTATCAGGGAGATGGATCGTGGCAGAAGATTATCGATGATGGTCTTTGCCCCCGCTGTGAGGTGGCCCTCGATGAGGAGGGCCGCTGTAACTCATGTTCGTGGTTGTGGAAGCCCAGACCTGTCGAAGAAAACGAAGAGGACGAGGCTTGAATCGTGCCAGAAGATTTTACATTTAAGACGCAGCCCTACGCGCACCAGCTAGAGGCGTTGCAAAGATCGTATGACAAAATTAATTACGGCTACTTCATGGAGATGGGGTGCGGTAAGTCGAAGGTATTGATCGACAATGTTACATGGCTCTACGAGCAAGGCAAAATTGACACGGTCGTTATCGTGGCGCCGAAGGGCGTGTATCGCAACTGGGAAACATCGGAGATCCCGAGGCACCTGCCTGACAGCGTGCCCCACGAGGTATATATATGGAATCCGAATCCCACAAAAGCGCAGGCCGAGCGACTCAAAGCAGGCGTACAAGAGCGTGAAGTCTTGCGCATATTTCTGGCAAACGTGGAGGGTTTCGCAACGAAGAAACTGCCGGCGTTTGTGGGGGCGTTCACACGCGGCAGTGATTTCTTACTTGCAGTTGATGAGTCCACAACGATCAAGAATCCCAAAGCCAAGCGAACTAAGACACTGGTTGAGTTTGGTAAGCGCGCAACATACAGACGAATTCTAACAGGCTCACCTGTTACGAAGTCGCCTATGGATTTGTACGCGCAGTGTGCCTTCTTGGACAAAGATTTGCTGGGCTTCCCATCTTACTATTCATTTCAAGGACGCTATGCCATCACGCGCACGCAACGCATGGGCGCGCACAGCTTTCAGATGGTGGTGGGCTACAGGAATCTGGACGAGTTGTCAGATCGGTTGGATGGATTCTCGTACCGAGTTACGAAGGAAGAGGCGCTCGATCTACCCGACAAGATATATGTCACCCGCGAAGTGCCACTGACCAAGGATCAAGTGCGGTACTACAAGACCATGCGGGACAATGCCATTGTGCAGATGGACAACGGCGAGTTGATGTCGGCGCCTGCCATCATGACACAACTGCTGCGCTTGCAGCAGATACTGTGTGGACACGTTATCTTGGACAACGGCGACAGGGTTGAGTTCGAGACAAACAGAACTCAGGCGTTGATGCAGACCATCGAGGAGATGACAGGCAAGGTCATCATCTGGTCACGCTTTCGATATGACATCCTCAAGATACAAAGCATGTTGGCCGAAGAGTATGGACCGGGGTCCGTGGTCACATATTTTGGGGACACCAGTGATGACGACAGGCAGGAAGCCATACGCAAGTTTCAATACGAAGAGGGTGTTCGGTTCTTTGTAGGCAACCCGCAAACCGCAGGCATGGGCCTGACGTTACATGCGGCGACAAACGTGATCTACTATGCCAACGATTTTAATCTTCAGAGTCGCATACAATCCGAGGATCGATGTCATCGTATCGGGCAGAACAACCACGTTACATATGTCGATTTGATATCACCAGGGACAGTGGACAAGCACATCGTGGAGAATCTACAGGACAAGATAAAACTGTCTGCGAAGTCTCTGGGCGAAGAGGTGCGGCAGTGGCTAGAGCTTACGCCCTGATGTGGGCGCAAATACTTCTTGACGTTGCAACACTTTGCATTGTAGAACAACAAAAGAAATCTTTCACATGGAGGCGATTAGTGCCAAGTAAGTGGACATACAAGACAATTTCCAACATGGACACAGGGCCGAGGAAGTACACCAGTGTGTCTCTGCCGCTCAACACCTACAAAATGGTGGCGGAGTTAGCAGAAGCTAATCAGCGCAGCTTGGCTGGTCAGATTACATACTCGGTTCAGCCCGACTATGACGACTTGGTTGGGGGTCAGGAATCTTTGAAGCGTTTGGGTTTTCCTGATCAGGAATCTTTTGACGCTTTCGAGCGTGCGATGGATCGGGAAGAACGAAAGGATTTGAAGTAATTCGGGTGCGGATCCTCCTTTTGGGCGAGGGGCAGTAGGTCTGGGTTGTATTTAGTTCGAGGTGTGGAATATCGAGGAACTATATATGATCTTTGCTTTCGTCTTACACAATGCCGTAGATCTCTAACCTTAGTCTCCCGTGGTGTAAGGAAAAGCATAGGCTAAGGCATGGGCAAAGTCCTTATCCGCATAAAGCAAGAGGACTAATCTACGGAACACCTACACACCGCCGAAGGGCGTAAACTTGGAACGACAGTAACATGGAGAAGTGTGATGAGCGATGTGTTTTCGCTGATAGACGAGTCGGTAGACGCCGACAAATTCAACAAGGTAGACGAGGAAAAAGGTTCTCGTCTGTCCAGTCTGATCAAACATTCCTTGGACCTCGAGCAGCAGATTGCTGACGCCGAGAAGTTCATCAAGGAATTGAAATCCAAAAAACGTAAGGTCAATGAAGAGGACATCCCTGCGCTGATGCAGGAGATGGACATGGAAAGCATTACCGTTGACGGTAATGAAGTATCCCTTCGTCAGTTTGTTCACGCGCGCATACCAGAAGAGCGCCGTGAGTCAGCCTTTGCGTGGCTCCGTGAGATCGGAGAAGGTGACATCATCAAGCATGATGTGACCGTGTCTTTCAACGCTGGTCAGGACAACGTGGCATACACTGTTGTCGATCAGTTGAAGGAGGACTTTGGTCTGGACCCCGCGCAAAAGACCCATGTGCATCCGCAAACGCTGAGAGCATGGGTGAAGAGCCGCATTGAATCAGGCGAGGCAATCGACTTCGATATGTTCGGTGTGTTTTGTGGAACCGAAGCAAAGATAAAGAGAAAGTAGAGCGATGAATACGAAAGTAGCAAAGAAGAACGAGACTGGTGTTTCGATGATGATGGACGACCTGTTCGAGAGTGCAGGTCAGGGCATGGAAACCATGTCCTCTGAAGATATGCAGATTCCGTTTCTGCGTATCTGCCAAGCCTTATCCCCGCAACTGGTGAAGACTGACCCGAAGTTTATAAAGGGTGCGTCTGCTGGTGACATGTTTAACAACGTCACCCAGCAACTGTGGGAAGGCGAAGAAGGTCTGAAGATTATCCCGTGTGCGTACGAGATGAAGTATCTGGAGTTCCAACTGCGTGAGAGCGGTGGTGGATTCCTCGGCGAGTTGGATAAAAATAACCCCGATATCCGGCAGGCCCAGCGTACTGGTTCGAACGAAATCTTGCCAAATGGTAACGAGTTGGTTCGCTCCGCGCAGTATCTCGTGATTGCTGTGGATGATGACGGTGTTACGCAGCAGATGGTTCTGGATATGAAGAAGACCCAGATGAAAGTTGCGAAGCAATGGAATACCCGCCGTGCTGGTATCAAAATCCAGCATCCGACTCGTGGTCTGTTCACCCCTCCCATGTGGGCGACCGTCTGGCACCTGAGTACGGTGTCGGAAAGCAACGACCGTGGTACGTGGTACAACTACGCTATCGCGCAGTCCGATGTCGAGTCCGTCCCCCAGGCTGCTGTCTTGGAAGCGAAGGGACTGTACGAGCAGTTCCGGCGTGGTGAGATCAAGACCAGTGCCGCCCCGTCTGAAGAGATGCCTGCTAATCAGGAATCAAACGCGGACGATATACCGTTCTAACGTATGTCGGTCAAAAAGCGTCTTTCAGGGGGAGGCGATAGAAGGGCACATTAAAGGCTACGGATACTGACATTTTATGGCGGCTCTAGGGAGTCTTGCAGTATTAGAACGGTAATGTGCCCACCCCCTGCCCTAACCCAATACAGAGGGCTGGTAGTTATGAACTCAGCAGAAAAGTTCATGGCTGCATTTCAAGGCTTTGGTGCAGCGCATGGACAGACACAGATATCGAATGAACGTAGAGCCGGAAAACAAAAAGCAATATCAAAGATCGTCAGGAAACCTCTGACACTTGAGTTGGTACAGTCACACCTTGACGGTCATCAGGGGGTGGGATCGATTCCCATCAACGAAGACAATGTATGTAAGTTTGGTGCGCTCGACATTGATGAATATCCGCTCGATCTTGTTGGTCTCGACCGCAGGCTTCGGGAACTTAACGTGCCGTGTGTGGTGTGCCGCTCGAAGTCTGGCGGCGCACACATATTCTTTTTCTTCAAGGATGACATAGGTGCTGGAGAGTTCCGAGACAAAGCATCAGAGATTGCAGCCTTCATCGGGCACGGTGGGTGCGAGATCTTTCCAAAGCAAGAGAAGATCTTGGCGGAGCGTGGTGATGTCGGCAACTTCATCAACCTACCCTACTTCGATGCGGAACAAACGCTACGGCATGCCATCAAAGAAGATGGGGAGCCGGCGTCCTTGGAAGAATTCCTTGAACTTGTAGATGGGAGATCCTCGACTTCTGACGATTTTGTTGGGTTGTCGTTCGGAGTTATCGAGGACGAGTTCAAGGAGTGGCCCCCCTGTCTGAACTGTATGTTTGGACAGGGGGTGCCCGAGGGCACTCGTAACACAGTGATGTTTGCAACAGCTGTGGCATGTAAGAAGGAGAAGCCAGATGATTGGAAAAGGCGGCTGGAAGAAATCAATAACCGTATCTCTTCACCACCACTACCAGCTTCTGAGATCGTGTCTATTCAGTCTCAACACGATAAGAAGGAATATGGCTTCCCGTGTGACCAAGAACCGCTGAAGAGTTTTTGCAACCGTGGGCTGTGCCGCACAAAGAAGTATGGCATCGGTGGTACAAGTGCATCCGCGGACGTTGCCGGTCTTTGCGTCGTGAAGTCAGAACCACCTGTCTGGTTCTGCGATGTCGGTGGGCGCCGTGTCGAGTTGACCACAGACGATTTGCAGACTCCGCAAAAGTTTCAGAAAGCATGCATGGAGCAGATACATGTCATGCCGCCACTGATGAAGATGGCGGACTGGCAGACTATTGTTGCCATGCTGATGGAAAACATGGTTGAGATCGAGGTGCCAGAAGAACTGACAATGCGCGGTCAGTTTGTCGAGCTTCTTGAAGCGTTCTGCGAGGGCAGGGTGCAGGGGCAGGCACCAGAAGAGATCACACTTGGCAAGCCATACTCTGACGAAGACGAGGGGCTGACATACTTCAAGCTCGACTCGTTGATGCGATTCCTCCGGAACCACAAGTTTGATCGCTACAGCCGTGGGCAGATTCAAGAACGAATCAAAGAGTTGAACGGTGGTGACAAGTCCAACGGGCGTGTGTGGTTCAAAACATCCAAGGGTGACCAGAAACAAATGCGCGTGTGGTGGGTGCCCATGTTCCGTGAGGAAGTGGAGATACCACCGGCCAACATCCCGAAAGAGGAGGTGCCGTTCTAATGCGTTATATAGCTTATTTCTTGTGTGATGTTTGTGGTCACAAATGGAAAATCTACTATAACCGGCTCAAGTCACTGGAGCGGGGGGATGTGTGCGAGAATTGTTTACAGCGCCCTCCGTACCGCGAGAACTACACAGGCCATGTTGTAGAACCGTGTTTCTACGAGGAGGTGCCGTTTTGAGCTACACAAGTTACAAGAGCATGACCATCTTCGGGCCTCCTGGCACGGGCAAGACCACACGTCTGATCAACATGGTGCAAGAGGCGTTGGAATCTGGCACTGATCCGGCCCGTGTTGGCTTCATGTCATTCAGCAAAAAGGCCACGACCGAGGCAAGGGACCGTGCCATCGAGAAGCTGCAAGTAAACGCTAAAGATTTAGTTTGGTTCCGGACGCTACATTCGATGGCGTTTCGACAGCTTGGTCTGCGCCGAGAGCAGGTCTTGGACGGTGGTGATCTAAACGCCTTGTCCAAGATTCTTGGCCTGCCCATGACATCGAGTCAGAACATCCGCATGGATGAGGGTCTATTGTTTACACCGGGGCAAGCCAAGGGCGATGAATACTACAACATGTACAACTTGTCCCGTGCCACAGGTCAAACGCTGGGGGCCGTATTCAATCAGACGTTCTCTGACAACATGCTCTACTTCCGAGAGCTAGAGCATGTCGTGTCTGCCATAGAGGAGTACAAGCAAGAGACAAAGAAAGTTGACTTCGTCGATATGATCGAACGCTTCATCGAAGACGGCGAGTGTCCGTCGTTTGATCTGCTTATTGTGGACGAAGCGCAAGACCTGGTGCCGTTACAGTGGCGCATGATACATGAGGTGATCGTCCCGCGTTCGGATCGGGTGGTGTTTGCAGGTGATGACGACCAATGCATCTTCTCTTGGATGGGTGTAAAAGTGGACAACTTTTTGTCCTCGTCTGAGCACAAGCAAGTGCTTGACAAATCCTACAGAGTTCCGAAAAAAATCCACCAGTTTGCAAACAACGTGGTCAGTCGCTTGTCGATCAGGCAAGACAAGGATTGGATGCCCACAGACGAAGAGGGCGACATTACATACAACTACGAACTTGGAGACATCGACATGTCAAAAGGTGAGTGGTTGATCCTGGCCCGTACAAACTTCATTGCCAACAGGGTTGCTAACAAGCTGCGGGACATGGGCTACCTGTTCTGGAAAGACAACCGCTGGTCTATATCATCTCGCATCCTTGAGTCCATCGAGACATGGCTGAAGTTGCAGAAGGGCGAGTCGCTGTCTGGAGATGACCTCAAAGCATTTGCCAAGATGGCGGTTGCGTCTGACAGGTATCTGTCCAAGGCATGCCGCCGTAAGATATCGGGGCTGGATTCTCATGGGTTGTACGATCTGAATTATCTTACCGTCTTTTGCGGCATGGCGGCTGGCAAGGATGATCCGTGGTACGATGTCATACGCATACGGGACATCGACTATGCATACATAACGTCTGTCAGGCGCATGGGTGAGTCGATACTAAACGTCAGCAAGCCTCGCATCGAGGTGTCTACAATCCACCGGGCCAAGGGCGGCGAGGCGGACAACGTGGTTCTGTTTACAGAGACGAGTCCGAAAATACAAAAGTTCTCGACCGTGGACGAAGAGATCCGCACCTTTTATGTGGGCATAACGAGAGCGCGAAAGACGCTGCATATTGTGCAATCCTACTCCAACTACAGGTTTCAGCTATGACACGTGACGAGTTACTCGAAGAAGCAAAGACGCTGATCAACGGGCCGAGGGCCGAGCAGTATGGTTCGGCGTTGATCAATCATGAGCGCATAGCAACGATTTGGAACGTGCTGCTACAACAGAAGTTGCTAAACAAGATAACGCCTGAAGAAGTCACGATGATGATGATCGGTTTGAAACTGGCGCGCTTGTCACAAGATGTTGATCAGAACGATACTTGGGTAGACATCATAGGGTATGCTGCTTTGGGCGGTGAGATAAAAGATGCGGACTGATCTGTTAGATTTTGAAGAAGAGTGGATGCCTCCGTCGAGTTTGCCGGACTTGACCTCTGTCAATCGCATGGCAATCGATCTGGAGACTCGTGATCCGAATCTTACCACGCTGGGTCCGGGGTGGTGCAGGGATGATGGCAACATCATCGGCATAGCCATAGCGGCAGGGGATTTTGTTGGATACTTTCCGATACGTCACGAGGGTGGCGGCAACATGCCAGAGAAGACCGTCTTTAACTGGCTGAAGAAACAACTGGCTACGCCACACATAGAAAAGGTCATGCACAATGCGCTGTATGATCTGGGCTGGCTACGCTGGGCAGGCATAGATGTGCAGGGTCCGGTCATCGACACGATGATTGCGGCTCCGCTGTTGAACGAGAACCGTAGGTTCTACAACTTGAACTCGCTATGTCGTGAGTATCTCGAAGAGGGCAAGAGCGAGGTCATGCTGCGTTCGGCGGCAGCTATGTATGGCGTCGATCCGAAGAGCGAGATGTGGAAGCTGCACGCATCGTTCGTGGGCAGGTATGCAGAGAAGGATGCCGAAATCACATTGAAGCTGTGGGATCGTTTGAGCATTGAAATAAAAGGCGACAATATAGAAAGCATCTTCAAGCTGGAGTCCTCGCTTCTTCCCGTCCTGCTCGACATGAAGGAGCGCGGCGTCCGAGTTGACGTGGACAAGGCAGAGCAAACAAAGAAGAAGCTGGTCGCACTGGAACAGAACCTGCTGAAGGAAGTCAAAAACGAGACAGGAATCTGGGTGGAGCCGTGGGCAGCGTCGTCTATTGCCAAGGTGTTTGATAAGCTAGGCTTGTCATACAAGCGGACGGCAAAGACAAATGCTCCAGCGTTTACAAAAGTATTTCTGGCGAATCATGTGCACCCTGTGGCGCAAAAGATTGTCCGGCTTCGCGAGTTCAACAAAGCCAACACGACGTTTATCGAGACTATACTCAAGCATGAGCATAATGGTCGTATCCATTGTGATTTTAACCCTCTTCGTTCAGATGAAGGGGGCACAGTCACCGGACGATTTTCTTCGTCCCACCCGAATCTCCAACAGCAGCCGGCGCGGGATCCCGAAATCAAAAAGATGATCCGTGGTTTGTTTTTGCCCGAAGAGGGCGAGAAGTGGGGCAGCTTCGATTATGCCTCACAGGAACCCAGGTGGCTTGCCCACTACTGCTGGGCACTGAAAGGTCCAAACCGCAGCCCGTTGATCGATGACATCGTAAAAATGTACCACGAGGGCAACGCTGACTTTCACCAGATGGTGGCAGACATGGCAGGTGTCACGCGCAAAGAAGCCAAGACAGTAAACCTTGGCATCATGTATGGCATGGGCCGAAAGAAACTGGGCACAACTTTGGACATATCCGAGGAAGAGGCCAAGCGTTTGTTGGCGGAGTACCACCTGAAGGTGCCCTTCGTGAAAGGCATGGCAGACTTGGCTGCGAATACAGCAGCCGAGCATGGTATTGTGCGGACATGGCTTGGTCGCAAGTGTCACTTCAACATGTGGGAGCCACGATCCTACGAGTTTAACAGGGCACTGCCGCTGGAAGAAGCAGCTAAAGAATATGGTGGCAAGGGGATGATACGACGGGCGTTCACATACAAAGCGTTGAACCGTTTGATACAAGGTTCTAGTGCTGATCAAACAAAGAAGGCGATGGTTGAGTGCTACAAAGAAGGGCTGCTGCCACTGCTCACCGTTCATGACGAGTTGTGTTTTAGTGTGAACTCACGTGAACAAGCAGACAAGATAGTTGAAATTATGAAAACTTGTGTGCACGGTCTGGCTGTCCCATTCGATGTGGATGCCGAGATTGGGGAAAACTGGGGAGAGGTGGGCTAACGTGGTACTGCATGTGCTCGTCATCGCTTTTGTTATGCTTGATGGCTCGTTTCGAGGTGAGTTGTTTGTGGTAGACGAGTGCCCAAAACCAGAAGAATTCATTGAAAAGATGGAACAAAAACTACTGGACGGAGACTTTGCAGGGTGGTCCGCCAGATGTATGGAATTTGATTTTGTACCTGTTGATCTAGAAACGAGGAGTAAAACATGATCAAGAGTATTTTCAAGCTGTTCTTTCCGTCACTTGCCAAGGAGCCGGAACGAGCTAGAGATATCAACGGACGGTTAGTTGGAGACGATAAGAAGACGCCCACGTTTAACGAAGCGTGGGTTGGGGGCAAGGCGCCGGCAAAGAAGAAAGCTGCGGCGAAGAAAGCCGCTCCCAAGAAGCGCGGCAGGCCCAAGAGCAGTAAGACAAAAAAGAAATGACAGGGATAAAATGTTTCGGATGCGGTGGTCAGGTGATTTGGGGCGGTGACCACGACTGTGAGGACGACGAGGACTATTTCATCGTCTCAAACCTGCACTGC